TTTCAAGATCTGCTTCAGTTGCAACAACCAGAGTTAGCAATGTTGCTATGATTTCAAAAAGAGATGCAACTGTATCAGGCTCACAAGAGTCTTCAGACCCTGCTGGTAAGAGATCAGAAATGGCTCATCAACTAGCTATCATGTCTAAAGCTCTTAAGAGAGATATGGAAGAAGCTCTTTGTCAAAATGGCGACAAAACAACTGGTAACGCTACAACTGCTCGTGTAACAGGTGGTTTTGAGTCTTGGATTACATCCAACGATTCAAGAGGTGCTACAGGTGCTTCTACTGGTGGCGGTGCTGCTCCAACAGACGGAACTCAAAGAGATCTAACAGAAGATCTTTTAAAAGATGTTCTACAACTTTGCTTTGAAAATGGTGGTGAGCCATCATTAGCTATTTGTGGCCCACATAACAAACAAGTTATCTCTGGTTTCACAGGTAGAACTCAAGCAAGACAAATGATCGATGCAAACACAGTTGAAGCATCAGTATCTATCTACTCATCTGACTTTGGTGAACTGAAAATCGTTCCATCAAACAGATCAAGAGAAAGATCTTTACTGTTGGTTGATCCTGAGTATGCAAAAGTATCTTACTTGCGTGATTTCAAAACAGTTGACATTGCTACAATAGGCGATGCTATGACAAAAATGATCGTGGTTGAGTATGGATTAGAAGTATCCAACGAAGCTGCTCATGGTGTTGTTGCTGACCTTAATGTAAGTTAAGTTCTCGGTTAAGAACCTTAAAGGGATGTTTCGGCATCCCTTTTTTTTGTGTTAAAATTCTTGCATGGCTAAAAGAACTGTTATAGATCATAAGACTGGTTTTACTAACGAGTTTATTACTGAAGGCGGTAAAGATATATTTCATACCACCCAAGATGTAAGTCCAGTAATCGAACATTGTAAAAACATTGCAGAGAATGTTAAGCCAGGTAAAGATCTTCGCCATGTGGCAGAAGTGCCATTGGTTGTATATCAAAGAGCTTGTCGAGAAGGCTGGGCGAATGATATGAACGCATGGAAAAGATGGTTAAATAACTCAGACAATAAAGTCTTTAGGACATGGCAAGGTAAACTATGACATACGCAGAATTAAAATCTAATATCGCAAGTTACTTAAATCGTTCAGATTTAACAGATGTAATTGATTCATTTATAGATAGCACAGAATCAGAATTTAACCGCAGATTAAGAGTTAAAGGCATGATTAAAAGAGCTACTGCAACATTAGATTCACAATACATATCAGTACCAACTGATTGGTTAGAGGCTATAAACATACAAATTGATAGCGGTGACTTTTCACCTTTGTTTCAACAATCCATAGAATCATTGGATGTATACAGAAAGTCTAATGACAATGTAACAGGCCAGCCTATTTACTTTGCATTGGTAGATGATTCAATTGAATTTGCACCTACCCCAGATGGAAGTTATACAGTACAATTAACCTACTACGGAAAGATAGATGCGTTAAGCGATTCTAATACGAGTAACTTTTTATCCACAGGATATCCAGATGCTTACCTTTACGGATCACTAAAACACGCTTCTATCTATTTAATGGAAGATGAACGAGTGCCACTATTTACAGCACAGTTCGAGAAGGCTTTAGAAGAAATGAGACTAGAGCAAGAAAAAGCTGAGTTTGCAAAAGGTTCTTTAATGCAAAGAAGAAGAACATATGGCAAACGCAGAAAAGACATTTATTATTTTGGTAATAACTAGGAGTATAGAAAATGGCTGGATTTAGTGATTATTTAGAAGACAAGGTACTTGACCATGTATTTGGCGGTACTGCTTATACAGCACCTGCAACATTGTATGTTGCTTTGTATACAGTAGCACCTGATGATACTGGTGGTGGTACTGAAGTAACAGGTGGTTCTTATGTAAGACAAACTGGAACTTTTACTGTCTCAGGCACATCCCCCACAACAGCAACAAACTCTGCTGCAATCGAATACCCAACAGCTACAGCCGATTACGGAACAGTGGTTGCAGTAGGTATTTTAGATGCTTCATCTGGTGGTAATTTACTTGCATATGCAGATTTAACTACCTCAAAAACTGTATCAACAGGAGATGTATTCAGATTTGACGCTGGTGATTTAGACATCACATTAGCTTAATACCATGGCCTCAGTAGGCTACGGGTTATACACATACGGGAAGTCCGACTATGGAACTCCCGTTTATCATTTTGGTGTAGCCACATCCGCCCAAACATCAGGCTTTACTGCTGAAGCATCAGTTATACGCCATGGTGCATCTGTTATACCAGGCGTATCTGACTTTGATTCAGTCGGTACAATTATTAAATTAGGGTCATCCACCCTTGCACAAACTTCAAACTTTACTGGTGATGGCGTAGTCCTCAAGTTTGGTGCATCAGTTATATCAGCAGTTTCAGGCGGTTCAGCTACAGGTCGACAAATAGATCGTGGATCAGCGACTATAGCTGAGACATCTGGAATGTCTGCAACAGGTAGACAAATAGACAGAGGTGTTGCGACCATTGCTGCGGTATCAGACTTTAGTGCAGTAGGTACGCAAATTGATAGGGGTGTTGCAACCATATCATCAACCAGTGATATGACATCTGACGGGGTCTTAATTAAATTAGGATCTTCCACATTACCAGAAACATCTGGTATGACGGCCACAGGCAGACAAATAGATCGTGGTGTTTCTTCTATAGCAGCTATCTCTGATATGACTGCTACAGGTCGATTCACCATCAGTGCAAATGCAACTTTACCAGCAGTTTCAGATTTTGTAGCGACTGGTAGACAAATTGATCGTGGTTCAGCAACCATTCAAGAAACAAGTGGTTTTTCTGCTGTTGGTGGTTTAAAATGGAATGACATTATAGTTCCAGCAGAGACATGGACAGATCAAACTGCACCTAGCGGTACATGGACAGAAGAATCTGTACCACCTTCAGACTGGACAACATTAGGCAAACAAGACGCAGCTTAAAGGAATTTTTTTATGGCAGATACATTTACTACTAATTTAAACCTTACCAAACCAGAGGTTGGTGCATCCACCGATACCTGGGGAACTAAGTTAAACAATGACTTAGATGACCTAGATGCAATCTTTAGTGCTACTGGTACATCGGTAGCAATTAACTTAGACGGAGCAGTCATTGATAGCTCTGTCATTGGTGGCACAACTCCAGCAGCAGGTACTTTTACTACTTTAACTGCTAACACTTCGATCACAGGCACACTTGCTACTGCTGCTCAACCTAACATTACAAGCGTTGGTACGCTGACAGGTTTCACCTCAACTGGTATTGACGATAATGCAGATGCTACTGCTATAACCATAGATAGTGATGAAAATATTTTAATTGGTACAGATACTCTTGACGCTTGGTACACATCAACAAACGCTGGTGTAAATATAACAAATGCATCAAATTTCATTGCAGTAGCTCGTTCTGGTGGAACTCCATTTATTGCAAATCGTCTTAGTAGTGATGGCGATATTATGGAATTTAAAAAAGATGGGGCAGCAATTGGAACTATTGGGAATAATTCAACAAGAATGTATATTGGTTCAGGAGATACAGGAATTTATTTTGATAGTATTCGTGATAATATTCAGCCACAAAATCCCTCTACTGGAGCTGGTATTGATAATACTATAAGTTTAGGAAGAGATATATTTAGATTCAAAGACCTCTACCTATCAGGTGGTGCTTATCTAGGCGGTACAGGTTCAGCAAACCATCTTGACGATTATGAAGAAGGTACTTGGACTCCCGTTTATAACTCCAATACAGGGCTAAGTTCAGTAACAGGTATTACGGGTGCAACAGGCTATTATGTAAAAGTAGGAAAATTTGTTCAAATAAATGGGACCTTTACTATGAATGGCAGCGCATCAAACTATATAGATGATGGTGACAACATAAGAATTACAGGTATACCTTATACTCCAGAAGGTCCTTGGTACTCACAGCCCGGAACTACCTACACCACTAATGCTTTTTCAAACAGGGGTGGTTCTTGGGGTCCAGCATACAGGTACTCAAGCTATTATGTTATTCAATGGGTAGCTACTTCTGGAATATCAGCAGCATGGGCAGGAGACGAAGCAAACACAATTTACTTTCAACAAACATATAAAATAGTATAAATTATATCTAGTGGAGCTAGATAAGGAGCAAAAAAAATGGCATTAACAAAAGAAACAGTCGAAGACAAAATTGAAATAGTTGGAGATTATAAGGCAATTCAAGTTAGAACTGCTACAGTCATCAAAGAAGATGGTACAGAAATCAACAGAACTTTTCATAGACATTTACTAGAATGTTGTATTAGGAATGATGCAACTGGAGTTTGGTCAGACACTGATGTTTCAGGTGAATCTACAGAGGTTCAAGGCATAACCTCAGTAGTTTGGACGGATGCAGTCAAAACAGCTTACAAGGCTCATATGGATGCAACTTATCCTCATATTAACCCTGAATCTGAGTCTGAGTAAGTTTGAAATTAAAAAGATAAGTGAATGGCATTATTCCCAATTACTCCACCCGCAGGCATAGTCAAGAACGGAACTGATTATGGCAACAAAGGTCGTTGGATTGACGGGAATTTAGTTCGCTTTGAAAATGGCTACCTCAAACCTATAGGTGGCTGGACAAAACTTAGAGCTACAGCACTAGATGGCGCACCCATTGGGATGTACGCCTATAACGATAACTTGGGCCAACCAATATTAGCAGTTGGTACAAGAGAAAAGGTTTATGTTTTATACGACAACACCTGGACTGATATCACACCAGTAGGCTTTGTTAATGATGCAAGTAATGACCCTCTTGGTTTTGGTGCATACCATTACAATGTTGAAGATTATGGTGATGCTCGTTCACAATCAGGTTTACCTTTAGATACAGGTCATTTTTCTTTTGACAACTGGGGTGAACATTTAAACTTCTGTTTTTCTGGAGATGGTAAGATTTATCAATGGCGACCAGATTCAGCAGGTGGATCACCCGATACCATAGCCACAGTCGTATCTAACGCACCTACAGGATGTCAAGCCATTATTGTAACCAACGAAAGACATTTGGTTGCCATAGGTTCAGGCGGAGATCCAAGAAGGATTCAATGGTCAAACAGAGAAGATAATACCAACTGGACATCTAAAGCTACTAACACCGCAGGTGATTTACAAATCCCTACAGGTGGTAGAGCTATCATGGCAGCATCATTTGGTAATGACATTATTATCTTTAGTGATACAGGTATCAGCAGAATGTTCTATGCAGGATCACCCTTTGTTTATGGTATTGCTGATGCTGGAACTAACTGTAAAGCAGTCAGCAGAAGATCCATTGTTTCTACTGGCAACTTCCTAGCATGGATGGGTGAAAACTCTTTCTTTGTTTACGATGGTACTGTTAGAGAAATACCATGCGAAGTGCATGATTATGTTTACGATCAACTTAATGTACCAGGTAGAAAGGCTTGTTGGGGTGGTCATAACTCTAACTTCAATGAATTATGGTGGGGATTCCCAAGCGGTGAATCACAATACTCACCAAACAAATATGTGATTTGGAACTATGGTGAAAATGTTTGGTCTATTGGTGAACTAGATAGAGGTTGTTGGGTTGACCAAGGTGTCTTTGATTATCCAACTTCAGCAGATAACGCTGGGTTTGTGTATCAGCACGAATCAACTGTATTAGGTAACTCACCTAATTTAGGCTCTGCTGTTCCATATGCGACCTCTGGGCCTATCGAAATAGGCAATGGTGACAATTATGTCCAATGCAATCAAATCATTCCAGACGAAGAGGCTAACACGCTTCCAGGTGTCACCCTTAGTTTCAAAGGTAAATTTACTCCACTCGGTGCAGAAACCGACTTTGGCAGTTTTACTTTTGAAAGTGATGGTTATACCGATGCAAGGTTTACTGCACGACAAGTACAAATGACAGTCACAGGCAGTACCACACAAGACTTTCAAGTAGGAAAAATTAGATTAAACATTAGACCAAGGGGTAAAAGATAATGGATCTATCCTCACAAAGACAGTACATACAAAGAGCTGAATCAGCACATGAGTTACTAACTACTACAGATTTAACAACATTATATACTTCTCCAAGCGGAGATGATTTTAGTTTTTCAATTGTTGAATCTATATTAGTTTGTGACCACAGTAATCAAAATACAGATTTAACAGTTACTGTAACGCATGATGCTACTACTTATACTTTATTCAAAGAATTTACTATTAATGCTTACAATACTGAAGAATTATTAAGTAGAAGTTTAATAATACACCAAGGCGATGTAATACAAATACAAGCTAATCGTGCTGGTAATTTAACTGTTTATGCAAGTATTGTAGAATATGGAAAAGGCGATTAATAAAGTCACGCCAATTAAAAAAGAACCCGAAGAGTGGGAAGTACATTGGCAACGCTGTAAGCCATATATAGCAAAAGCTATCAAACATCAAGATTCCTATACAATAGACGATATAGAGGATAAAATAAGACATGGAATATTCCATTTATGGCCAGCTAAGAAGTCGGCTATGATAACTGAATTTGTAGTATTCCCCCAAAATACAGCAATGAACTTGCTGTTTTGTGGTGGTGATTACAAGGAGTTAGAGGATATGTTGCCATCCTTAGAGGCATTTGCAAAAGCTGCTGGTTGTAAAAGATTATATGGCGGTGGCAGAAAAGGATGGTTGAAAAAACTAAACCACTTAGGTTTTAAATCAGAAAATTTAATTAGTAAAGAATTATGAGTAAAGGCAAATCAACAACAACAAATTCAATCCCTGAATATGTGCAACGACAGCAACAGGAAGTTTTCCAAGCTGCTAGAGGTTTAGCTGGTACACCATTCGTTCCATACACAGGCCCTAGAGTTGCTGGATTTAATCCAGATCAACTAAGACAATTTCAAGCCACCCGGGGTTTATTTGAAAGTGGTATGCAGTATGATCCTTTATCTGGATTGCAAGAACTAGCACAAGCCCCCACTCCAACAATTCAACCAGTAACAGGATTTCAAGCACCAACCATACAAGGTTTACAAGGCCCTCAAGCTGCACAGATTGGCGGTGTTTCAGCTCCACAGTTTAGAGGTCTTTTAGATGTTGATATGGGTGCATATCAATCACCTTACACACAACAAGTTATAGAACAATCTATGGCTGATATCCAAAGACAAGCTGATATTTCTAGGGGTCAAGCACAATCCCGGGCAATTGGTGCGGGTGCGTTTGGTGGTTCAAGATCTGCTTTATTAGAGAGCGAATCACAAAGACCATTTATAGAACAAATGGCTAGAACTGCTGCTGGATTAAGAGAATCTGGTTTCCAACAAGCACAACAAGCAGCATTATCCGACCTAGCAAGACAACAACAGCTTGGTGTTCTTGGAACAGAGTTACAGCAACAAAGAGCTTTAGAACAAGCAAAGTTAGGTCAACAAGCTGGATTAACAGGATTTGAAGCACAACAACAAAGAGCTATGCAACAAGCAGAATTGGCTCAACAAGCAGGACTTGCTGGTCAAGACATACAAGCAAGAATGGCTATGATGCAACCAGAATTAGAATTAAAAGCAAGGCAGCAAAGAGCGGGATTGCTTGGTGGCATCAGCGCAGAGCAACAAGCAAGACTTGGACAGCTTGGTCAAATTGGCGCACAACAACAAATGCTACAACAACAAGCTCTTGGAGTGCCTTATCAAGAGTTCCAAAGAGCTTTGGCTTATGGTCCGCAACAGCTTGGTTTATTACAAAGTGGTTTACCAGGTCAAGCTCCAATATCTACTACAAAAAAACAAAGCACAGGATTAGGCGATGTTTTAGGAACTGGATTACAACTTTATGGTTTACTTGGAAATCCTTTTGCTGGACTAGGTACAGGAACAGGAAGCCAAGGATTAGATTATCTTTTTAGTTAAAATATTATGTCAAGAGGAACTTTACCCCAAACAACTACACCGCAAACTAATGATCAAAACGAAAGATTGCGTTTGATGCTTTTTGCACTTGGTGGTGCTTTGCGTGGCGATCCACAGTTTGCACAACAAACACTTGCATTAAAAGAAAAGGGCATTGAAAGGCAACAAAACGCAGAATTGCAACAAGCACTAGCAGAAGGAAATACTGATAAGGCATTATCTTTAGCTGCAAGAATGGGTAAAACTTCTGTTATTCAATATTTACAAGGTGAAAGAGCAAGAACAAGACCTCAATTAATTAGCGATGGCAAATTTACTGTTACTTATAATGAGCAAGGAATGCCTGTAGTAACACCAAATGAAGAGGTTATAGAAGCTGAGTTAGATATTGCTAAAAGACAAGCAGAGCTTGAAAAAGAAACACGAACACTTCCACCTGTTTTAATTAAATCAGAAGATGAAGATTTTGATGCATTGCAATCACTTGAAAAGGTAGAAACTGACATTGACTTCTTTATTAATTCTTTAGATAAAAATGAAATGGAAGTTGGTTACGGAGAAGATTTACAAGCCAAAATAGGTAATTTAGGTGTTTTACAGCGATTTATGGATGAGGAATCTAAGCTCAAACTAGCCAATTACAATGCTTTTGAAAGATGGAAACAAAGATATGTAAATGAATCTTTAAGATTGAATAAAGGCCCTCAAACAGAAGGCGATGCTCAAAGAGCAATGTTAGAGTTAGAGGCTGCAAAAACTAAAGAAGATGTTAAAAGACTTTTAGAAGATTTGAAAAAAACTAACACAAAATCTATTGGATATACCAAAGAAGATATTAATAGAAGAAGAAGCACAGCAGGAGTTAAACCTTTTGACTTTAACAACATAAGTTGGAAAATAATTGAACAATGATTATTGAAATTGATGGTATAGGCAGAATTCAAGTAGATGATGCGTTTGCTGATTTAACAACAGATCAACAAAATGCTTACATTAAACAAATTGCTTCTGAATATAATCAACAACAACAACAAATTGAACCTGTAAAAAAACAAATATTAGAAAAAGCAGAAGATGAATTAGATATTCTTGACAATGTTAAGGGAGTAGCTAGAAGTTTTGCACAAGGGTTAACCTTTGGCTTTGCAGACGAATTAGAGGCTGGGACATTGGGAAAAATATTAGATTATGACGCTGAAGATATAAGAGAATCATTAGCAGAATTTAGAAAAGAAGCACCAATTGCGTCATTTGTTCCTGAAATGGCGGGAGCTTTAGTACCCTCTTTAGCCGCTGGTTTGTTTACCGGGGGAGCAGGAACAGCAGCAGGTATTGGATCTACAGCAGCTAGAATTACACCAAGCCTTACTAAAACTGCGTTACGAGGAGCTGGAACTGGCGCAGCATATGGTGGAGCATATGGGGTTGGTACTGCTGAAGGTGATTTAGGGCAAAGACTTGTAGGTGGTGCAACAGGCGCAACTTTTGGCGGTGTATTAGGATCAGCAACACCTTTGGCAATACAAGGAATTGGTTTTGGAATGCGAAAATTATCTGATGCTCTTTCTATGGGTGGCACTAAACGATCTGTGCAATACTCTGATGAAAAACTTTTACAAGCATTACAAAGAGATGGATTATCCCCACAAGAAGCATCAAAAAAATTAGCTGATGCAAGAGCATTAGGCGCAGAAGATGTTTTGATTGCAGATTTGGGAGAAAACTTACAAGGTTTAGGTTTTGCATCACAAGCAATACCAAATGAATCAAGAAAAAAGGTTGCAGAAAAATTAGCAGCAAGAAATATAGGTCAAGCAGATATTATTGCCGACGATTTAGCTACTAGATCAAAACTATCTGGGCCATTTAGCGTTGAATATATCGATGATTTGGTCGTTGCCCAAGAAAAAGCAGCAAGACCTGCTTATAAAGAAGCCTATAAAAAATCTTTACCAGCAATTTCTTTTAAAGATTTTTTTACAGGGCCAAGAAAAGATTTATTTGTAGGAGCATCAAAAGAAGGGAAAAAGATTGCACAAGCTCAAGGGCAAGAAGTTGCTGATTTAGGTAAAGTATTAAAAGATGAAGCATCGACCTCTGATTTCTTAAAAGGCAAAATACCAACTCAATATTTACACTCTATAAAAAGAGGTTTGGATTCTATTATTGATAAAAACACAGACAAAGTTACAGGAAAAGTTACGCCATATGGAAGAGCTGTTATTCAAACTAAAAATGAATTTAATAAAAAAATTGGTAATTTAAATCCTGCTTATGCACAAGCAAATAAGACTTTTTCAGACTCAGCAAGATTACAACAAGCCTATCATGCTGGTTTTGGTTTTAAAAATAAAAGCGTTGCTGATTTAAATAAGTTTTTTAAAAATTTTAATAATGGAGAAAAAGAAGCATTTAGAGTTGGCATGATAGCAAATATAAAAGATAGAGCTGAAACACTTACATCAACAAGAAATTTTATACCAGAAATATTTGGATCTAAGAAAAAACAAAAACAATTAAGATTAGCTTTTCCGGGTGGAGAAGATGGATCAATAGCTTATAAACAATTTAATAAAATAATAGAGTTAGAAAAAACAAAAGTAGAAACAAAAAACAGAGTTTTGGGTGGATCACAAACTGCAAGAAATTTAAGAGAATTAGAAGAGTCTGGAGCTGATGTTTCACAAGCAGTAGATTTGATGTCACGACTATCTCGTGGTGATGTATTGGGTGCAACAGGTCAAATTATTAAAGGTGTAGGAGCAAGAGTAGGTGGCATGAATCCTGAAAGAGCCAATGAAATTGCAAAAAGATTGTTTACTGCAAGTCCAAGCGAACAACAAGCCTATTTACAAAGATTGCAGGGCGTTGAAAAACAATTAATTGAAGATGCTCTTAAAAGAATTAAACAACAACAAGTAACAAGTGCATTTGTTGGTGGACAGGCTGGGTCTTTGATTACACAATAACCCATGCCCCAAGCAACAGAACGAGTTGGTCGTTTTGGTGAATATCTCACAGCAGCAATCCTCTCCCAAGTTTGCGATACAGTCAGCATTGTTCCACACAACGCATCCGCAGATATCATCTTTGAACACAATTTAAAGCTGTATAAGTGCCAAGTCAAAACCCAATCCAAGATAGAAGAACGCAGAGAAAATTGGCGTTTTGATATGCGGAAAGGTCAAAGAGTTGCACACAGAAAATATAAAGATAATGAAATAGATGTGTTTGCTTTTGTTTCTGTAACCCACAGAAATGTGGTGTTTTCTAAACCTATAGATAAAGGCCAACTAACCATTGTTGATGAACACATGAAGAACAATGATGCTGTCAAGAACATTCAAGACATACTGAAAGATTTGCAATAAAAAACAAAACCCCTTAAACTACACTAATACACTATAGGGAGATAGTATGACACTTAATGAATTATTTGATTTATACACAAAAGATTTAAACAGGCGTGGTGCTAAGACTGTTAAACGCATTAAACAGTTTTATGACAACGACATCCGATTAGCTCTTGGCGATAGAGAGATAAACAGCATCATCAGAGGTGACATAGCACAGC